AGGCGATCCCCGCGGCGATCTACCGGGCCCACGTGCGTCGCGACTCCCGCAACCGCGCACCCAGCCGCGCCGCCCGCTTCGCCGCTCACCAGGCCATCGCCGCCGCCAACGGGCTCCCGGTGCCGGCGTGATCGCCCTCCTCGTGATGACCGACGGCCGCCGCGACTGCCTCGCCCGCACCATCCCGTCCGCGCTCGCCAACCTCCACGGCCCGATCACCCGCCGCGTGATCCACGACGACTCCGGCGACGACACGTACCGGTGGTGGCTGCGCGACGCCTTCCCGACCTTCGAGATCATCGGCCACCCCGCCGGCCGGCAGGGCTTCGGCGGCGCGATCCGCAACGCATGGCGCTACCTCGCCGCCGCCGGCGAGCGGTTCGTGTTCCACCTCGAGGACGACTTCACGTTCCGCCACCCCGTCGACCTCGTCCACCTCGCCGAGGTCCTCGACGAGAACACGTACCTGGCGCAGCTCGCATTCCGGCGCCAGCCGTGGAACCCGCAGGAAGCCGCCGCCGGCGGGATCGTCGAGCAGCACCCCGACGACTTCGTGCAGATCTCCGACCGCGCCGGGCACGTCTGGCTCGAGCACCGCCGGTTCTTCACCACGAACCCGTCGCTCTACCGCCGGTCGCTCTGCCACCGCCCGTGGCCCGAAGGTGCCAACACCGAAGGCCGCTTCACCCACGACCTGCTCATCGACCCCGCCATCCGGTTCGGCTACTGGGGCTCCCGGGACAGCGGCGAATGGGTCGAGCACATCGGCCACGAGCGCGTCGGGACCGGCTACTGATGACGGTCGCCGGCGTCTCGATGGTGAAGGACGAGGCCGACGTGATCGCCGGCACGCTCCTGCACCTGGCCGACGAGGGCGTCGACGTGCTCGTCGTCGCCGACAACGGCTCAACCGACGGCACCCGTGAGATCCTCGCCGAGCTCGCCGACGTCCTCCCGCTCGTCGTGCTCGACGACACGGAGGTCGCCTACCACCAGTCCGAGAAGATGTCCCGCCTCGCTGCGGTCGCCGCCGAGGAGTACGGCGCGACGTGGATCGTGCCGTTCGACGCCGACGAACTGTGGCTGTTCCGCGGTGACCGCCTGGCGCGCGAGCTCGACGCCGCCGACGGCGCGGACATCGTCACGGCCGAGCTGCTGCAGCACTTCCCGTCGGCGGTCGATCCCCCCGGCGTCGACCCGTTCGAGACGATCCTGTGGCGCCAGCTCGCCGCCGCGCCGCTCCCGAAGGTGGCGTTCCGGTGGCGCCCGGGCGCCGTGATCCACCAGGGCAACCACGGCGTCAGCCTCCCCGGTCCCGTCCAGCTCGCCGGCGGGCTCGAGGTCCGCCACTTCCCGTACCGCTCGCCAGAGCAGTTCGTGCGCAAGGCCCGCAACGGCGCCGCCGCCTACCGGGCCACCGACCTCCCGGTCGACGTCGGCGCCCACTGGCGCGCGTACGGCGACCTTCTCGATGCACACGGCGAGGAGATCCTCCACGACGTGTTCCGCCAGTACTTCTGGCACCTGTCCCCGGCCGACGCCGGCATGGTGCTCGATCCGGCCCCGTACCGCCGGTGGCCCCGATGACCGCCGTCGCTGTCGTCGTCCCGTGGCGCCCGGGCTGCCCGCACAGGGAAGCCGCGTGGGAGTGGGTGCAGGCTCGCTACGCCGCCCGGCACCCCGGATGGGACGTCGTCGCCAGCGCCGTCCCTCACGGCGACTGGTGCAAGGCCGTGGCGGTCGCTGACGCCGTCGCCCGCACCGACGCGGACGTGCTCGTCGTCGCCGACGCCGACGTGTGGAGCGACGACCTCGCCCGGGCGGTCGACGTCCTCACCGCCGGTGCCGCGTGGGTCGTCCCGCACCGAGCGCTGTACCGCCTCGACGAAGCCCGCACCGCCTCGGTGCTCGCCGGCGGCCCGCTCGACGCCACAGACGCAGCAGGCCTCGCTGAGCGGCCCTATGCGGGCCATCCCGGCGGCGGGATCGTCGTGATCCGCCACGAGACGTGGGATCAGGTCCCGTTGGACCCCAGGTTCGTCGGGTGGGGCCACGAGGACGACTCGTGGCGCTACGCCCTCGACGGCCTCATCGGCGGCCACGAGCAGCTCACCGGCCCGCTCTGGCACCTGTGGCACCCGCCCCAGCCCCGCCTGCGCCGTCGGATCGGGTCGCACGCCAGCGCCCAGCTCGGCGAGCGCTACCGCCGCTCCGGACCCGCTCGACTCCAGAGCCTCGCCGCCGAGGCCCGCCACGCCCTCCAGGAGGTCACGTCGTGCGCTTCGAGATGAACCCGAACGCCCTCCGCGAGATCCTGCGCTCCGACGAGGTCCTCGGCGACCTCCGCCGCCGTGGCGAGGCCGTCGCTGCCGCCGCCGGGCCCGGGCACCGGGTCGAAACGGAGACCGGCCCCAACCGTGCCCGCGTCGCCGTCATCACCGACACGATCCCGGCGATGATCGCCGAGGCCCGGGACCGGCGCCTCACCCGGGCGATCGACGCCGCACGAGGATGACCGCCCCCCAGGTCATCCTCTTCCCGGACGCCGTCGCCCTCGTCGTCGACTACCTCACCGAGGAGCTCGACGACCGCGGCGACACCGCCGACGTCCTCTCCACGGTCCCGAACCCGCGCCCCGACCGGTTCGTGCGCGTCCACCGCCTCGGAGGCCCCCGCCACAACCTCGTCGTCGACGCCGCCTCGATCGGAGTCGAATGCTCGGCGCTGACCGAGACCGACGCCCACGACCTCGCCCAGCTGTGCCGAGCCCTCCTGTTCGCCCTCGCCAGCCAGGTACGCGACGGCGTCCCCGTCTACCGCGTCGAGGAAATCGCCGGCCCCGGCGACCTGCCCGACCCCGACTCGTCGCAGCCCCGCTGCGTGTTCACCCATGCCGTGCACGTACGCGGCGCGATCGAAGGAGAAGCATCATGACGACCCCCAACGTCGACGCCGTCCGGGTTGCTGTCAGCGGCGGCGTCCACTTCGCCCCCACCGGCACAGCCCTCCCGACGAGCGCCACCGCCACGAAGAACGCCGCGTTCGACGAGCTCGGCTACGTCAGCGAGGAAGGGCTCACCCAGGCGATCGACGAGAACGTCACGTCGATCAAGGCGTGGCAGAACGGCGACACCGTCCGCAAGGTGCAGGACTCCCACGAGCTCACCTACGCGTTCAGCTGCCTCGAGACGAACGACCAGGTGCTGCGCGCCTACTACGGCAACTACGCCGCCGGCACCGTCGAGATCCGGGGCGACAACGAGACCCGTGGCGCCTGGATCTTCGAGATCATCGACGGCGGCGACCGCTTCCGGATCGTCGTCCCCGACGGTCAGGTCACCGACCGGGGCGACATCCAGTACGTCAACAGCAACGCCGTGATGTACCCGATGACGATCGACTGCTACCCCGACGTGCACGGCGTCAAGGCGTACATCTACCTCCTCGGCACCGGGTCCTGAGCGATCTGGCCGGGCGGGCTCTCGTCGCGGGTCCCCCGCCCGGCCAGACACACCGACCCGCGACGATGAAGGGACCCGCGACATGAGCGACGACATGCTCGACCTCGACGCCATCGAATCCGACGGCGAACCGTTCCGGTTCCGCCACGGCGGCGACGACTACGAGCTTCCCCCCACAGTCGACATCCGAGCTGCGATCGCCCAGGGCGAAGGCAGGCTCACCGACGCGCTGCAGATGCTCCTCGGCGAGGAGCAGTGGCAGCGCATCCTCGACAGCGACGCCGTCCTCGACGACGTGAAGTTCGAGAAGCTGATGACGGCGTACTACAAGCACCTGGGGACGACAGCGGGGGAATCCTCGGCCTCCACGCGCTCCTCCAGGAGCACGGGGAGGCCGTCGAAGCGGACCTCCAGCGCTACTACCAAGTTGCGCTGAGCGACGTCTTCACCGGCGCCCTCTCGTGGCGCCGGCTCGGTGTGCTGCTCCGCCAGCTCCCGGCCGGCTCCGCGCTGTCCCGGTCGACGACGGGGACGTCGTGGTCGCAGGAGGACGAGCTCCTCGCCGGGATCCTCGACACCCTCCGATCCGGCAACTGGCAGCGCGGTGGAGGTAAGGGGCCGCGCCCGAAGCCGCTCCGCCGCCCCGGGTCGAAGTCGACGAAGACGATCGGCACACCCGTAGCGATCGACGAGATGCGTCAGATCCTCGACTCGTGGGACGACCCGCCCGAGGTCCATCCCCCGCCGACGAAGAAGGCGGCCGCCAAGAAGGCGCCGGCGGCCAAGAAGGCCCGACCACGAGCACGGAAGGAGACCCGACGTGGCAGTTGAGCTCGGCACCGGCTACGTGTCGGTCGTCCCGTCCGCGCAGGGCTTCGGCGGCGCGCTGTCCGGCATCCTCGGCAGCGAGCTCGGCGGCGTCGGCGAGCAGGCCGGCCAGCAGGTCGGCGGCGGTCTCCTCAGCGGGTTCGGCGGAGCGATGGCGGGCATCGCCGCCGTCGGGGGCGCCGCGGCCGTCGGCCTGGGCGTCGCTGCGTTCCAGATCGGCTCGAGCTTCGACGACGCCTTCGACACGATCCGCGTCGGGACCGGCGCCACCGGCGAAGAGCTCGGCGGCCTCGAGGACGCCTTCCGCGGGATCGTGCACGACGTCCCGACCGACTTCGGGTCGGCCGCTGACGCCGTGGCGTTGCTCAACCAGCGGCTGCACCTCACCGGCCAGCCACTCCAGGACCTGTCCGGGCAGTTCCTCAACCTCAGCCGCATCACCGGCACCGACCTCAACACGAACCTCGAGACCGGCACCCGCCTCTTCGGTGACTGGGGCATCGCCGCCGAGGACCAGGCCGGCACGCTCGACGAGCTGTTCCGAGCCGGCCAGGCCAGCGGTGTCGCCTTCGATCAGCTCGCCGGGTCGCTCGTGCAGTCCGGCGCCCCGCTGCGCAACCTCGGGTTCTCGCTCGAGGAGTCGACGGCGCTCCTCGCCCAGTTCGAGGCCCGTGGAGTCAACGCCGACGCCGTCCTCGGCGGCATGCGCCAGAGCGTCGGCCGCCTGGCGCGCGCCGGTGAGGACGTTCCCACGACGTTCCGCCGGGTCGTGTCCGAGATCGAAGCGATGGGCCCCGGCACCGAGGCAACCAGCGCGGCGATCGAGCTGTTCGGCGCCCGCGCCGGCCCCGACCTCGCCGACGCCATCACCAACGGCCAGTTCGCCATCGACGACCTCATGTCGACGATCACCGGCGGGTCCGACACGATCGCCCAGGCATCGGCCGACACCGCCGACTTCGGCGAGAAGTGGACCCTCATCAAGAACCGGGTCCTCCTCGCCCTCGAGCCGATCGCTACGCGCGTCTTCGACGCCGTCGGCGCCGCCATGGACCACATCGGCCCGATCGCGGACGAGGTCATCGCCAAGATCCAGCAGTTCCTGCCGGTCATCCAGCAGTACCTCGCCCCGGTCGCCGACTTCATCGGCCAGGTCTTCACCACGATCGCCGGATGGTTCCATCAGGGCGGCGACGAGACCGACGCCCTCGGCGTGAAGGTCGGCGGCCTCGCAGCGCTGTTCCAGTCGGCATTCGACGCCGTACGCGTCGTCGTCGAGACGATCATCACCATCGTTCTCGACCTGTGGCACCGCTTCGGTGACGACATCGTCCAGTTCCTGCGGGACGCCTGGGACGCCATCGCTCAGCAGATCAACGGTGCGATCACGATCCTCACCGGCCTCTTCGACCTCATCAAGGCGATCCTCACCGGCAAGTGGGGCGAGGCGTGGGACGCGATCAAGGAGATCCTCTCCGGCGCCTGGCAGATCATCAACGGCATCCTCGACGCGGCGTTCGCCGTCGTGCGCGGCATCTTCGAGGTGGCGCTCGGAGTCCTGTCAGCGGCGTGGTCGGCGATCTGGAACGGGATCAAGACGATCGCCTCCGACATCTGGGGCGGGATCGTCGGCGTCATCTCCGGCGGCATCGACCTCGTCGTCGGGTTCGTCACCGGCCTCCCCGGCCGGATCGCCAGCGCCGTCGGCAGCGCCTTCTCGGCGATCCCGAACGCGTTTCGATCGGCGGTCAACGCCCTGATCGATATCTGGAACGGGTTCCACCTCAGCTTCCCCGGCTACGACATCCCCGGCCCAGGACCGAACATCCCCAGCTTCGACATCCGGCTCCCTCACGTCTCGCACCTCGCCGCCGGCGGAGCGTTCAGCGGGCTCGCTGAGGTCGGCGAAGCCGGCCGCGAGCTCGTCTGGAGCCCCGGCCGCAGCGTCGTCGTCCCGACCCACCAGCTGATGGACCTCACGGAGGTCACAGCAGGCACCGGCACGGGCGAGCTGATGCACGTCGAGCACATGCACATCCACGACCGGGTCGACGTCGATCTCGTCGCCCGTGACCTCGCGTTCGCCGCCGGCGTCGGGACCTTCCGGTGACGACCCCTGGCGTCGTCCGCCTCGAGGCGGACGGTCTCGACGACTTCCTCCTCGACGCGTCGACCGGTGTGGTCGTCACCGAGCTCGATCTCGGATTCCCGGCAGTTCGGGAAGTCGTCGACGAACGGCCCGACGTCGACGGCGAGGATGACACGTCGTCGCTGTTCGGTGCCCGGGCCGTGTCGATCACCGCCGCCGTCGTCCCCGTCGGCGCGATCACCCGCCGGGCCGTGCTCGACCGGATCTCGTCGTTCCTGCGCCTCGGGCTCGAGGTGTACGTCTACTGGGACGACGAGGACGACGGCGACGAGCGGCGCATGAAGGTCCGCGTCGACCAGTTCCGCCGCCCGATCAACAGCCGCGGCGCGTACGTGCAGGTCGGCTGGCGGGCGCCCGACGGCGTCCAGGAGGCCGCCCTCGTCACGACCGAGACCGCCGCGGCGACCGTCGCCGACGAGGGCGGCCGGGTGTACCCACGGTCGTACCCGTGGTCCTACGCCGACAGCGACCCCATCGGCGTCGTCGAGGTGACCAACGACGGGAACGTGCGCACCTACCCGGTGCTGCGCCTGTACGGGCCGTGCACGAACCCGCGCATCGAGAACCGCACCGTCGCCAAGGCGCTCGAGTTCGGCAACAGCGACTTCGGCGACCTCACCCTCGTCGCCGGCGAGTACGTCGAGATCGATACCCGCGAGCGCACCGTCCTCCTCGGCGGCATCACCACACAGTCACGACGGGAGCGCCTGGACGACGACGTGTCGCAGTGGTGGGCCCTGGAGCCCGGTGTGAACGTCGTCCGCTACTACCCGGAGTCCTTCGAATCCGGCGCCGAAGCCGTCATCACCTACAGGAGCTGCTGGCTATGAGCACCGAAGTCACGTGGCTTCAGGCGGGCGACTACTCGGCCCGAGAGGACCGCCTCGTCGCCACCGCCGCCGTCCCCGACGAACAGGTCATCAACCCCGCCGACGGCGGCCTGCTCGTCACCCAGCGAGCAGCTGGGACGAACATGAGCGTCGACGTCGCCGCCGGCATCGCCGTCGTCACCGGCGACAACCAGGCCAACCAGGGCAACTACGTCGTCCGCAAGACCGTCGCCGAGAACGTCGTCATCCCCGCCGCCCCGGGCTCGAACTCCCGGATCGACGTCGTCTACCTCCAGGTGCGGGATCCCGACGCCGGAGGATCCGCCGGCGACGACGCCATCTTCGGTGTCGTGTCGGGGACAGCTGCGGCGTCACCCGTAGCGCCGGCGCTGCCGTCGACCGCGATCGAGCTCGCCCGGGTCACCGTGGCGTCGGGGACCGTCGCGATCACGAACGCCATGATCACCGACCGCCGGTTCCCGCCGACCACGAGCGTCGGGAAGCGCGCGGTCCGAGCCAAGGTCCTCGGCGAGGAGTCGACGACATCGACCACCTACGTCGCGCTGTCCACAGCGTGCGCAGTGACCGCCACGATCGGTTCGTCTGGGATGGCGCTCGTCATCACCAGCTCGTGGATGCGAGCGAGCGCCGGCTTCAACGTCGACATCTACTTGGGCTTCGAGATGACCGGCGCCAACGTCGGCGGCCCGAACGAGGACGAGGCGCTGGTCTACGACGGCACCGCTGCCACCAACAAGGTCGGACCCTCCCGGGTGGCGTTGCTCACCGGGCTCAACCCCGGATCCACCGTCTTCACCCAGAAGGCGAAGGTCACCGCCGGCGCCACCGGCCAGTTCGCCCGCCGCGAACTGTGCGTCGTCCCCCTCTGAGGAGCCCCATGGACACACGCGTTCGAGTCCCCATCCCGGCCGGAAAGACGATCAACCTCCTGCAGCTCTCCGCCGAGCTCGGAGGGATCGGGCTCGTCGCGTCCGACACCGAAGTCGTCGTCGCCGAACTCAGCGCGCCGGTCGACGTCGCCACCCTGGCAGCGAAGGTCGCCGCCCACGTCGCCGACCCCCTCTACGGCCTCGCCGGCGACGATCGGCGTCTCACCGAGCTCGAGTCGAAGGCGTCGGCGGGGACGTTGACGAACGCCGAACAGGGCGAGGCCGTGAAGCTGCTGCTGAAGCGCGCTCGGCGTCGCTGAAGCGATGCCGGACTGGACGTGGACTATCACCGGCCCCGCCGGGTCCACCGAGCTCACGAGGGCGCGGGACCGCAAGCTGGCGTTCCGCCGGCGGGAGTCGGCTGAGGCGTCGTTCGCGATCAACGGCCGCCACACGCAAGCGGCGTTCATCGAGGAGCTGATCTCCGACGTGACGGTGCGGCGCGATGGCCGCAAGATCTTCCGTGGTCGCGTCGGCCAGACGTCGGACGACGTTGACGCGAAGTCGCACACGATGACGGTCGGCGTCGGCGACTACAGAGCGCTCCTCGACGCTCGGATCCTCTATCCGACGGACACGCTCACGTACCCCTTCTCGGACGCGGGCGTGATCGCGGGCGACGTCCTCGACACCGTCCAGACCCGCGACGGAGGCGACCTCGGCATCACGCCCGGCGTCGGGATCCCCGCCGGGACGATCGCCGCCGACGTCGAGTTCGCACCGGGTCAGTCCGCAGCGGCCGCCATCGACGCCGTCGCCGGCCTCGACCCCGTCGACGGCGGCTTCGACTGGGAGGTCGATGCCGACCTGGCCCTCAACGTGTACCCGGCCGGCCGTGGCCAGACGAGGACGCTGATCCTCGAGTACGGCGGCTCGGTCGCATCGTTCCGGCGCGTCGTCGATCCACGCACGTACGCGAACGTCGTCCGCCTCTCCGGTGCGACGACGTCGCACCTGGTGCAGGCCACGGACCTCGATGAGCGCCCCGAGGGCCGCTGGGAGTCGCAGGTCGGCGACCAGGACCTCGTTGACCCCCAGCAGGTGATCTCGCAGGCCGCTCGAGTGCTCGACGAGCGCCAGACGATCCGACCGTCGTGGGCGGTGACGCTCCGCAAGGGCTGGTGGCAAGGCCCCGACCATCTCTGGCTAGGAGACACCGCGCGCCTCCGGGTGCTCAGCGGCCGCCTCGACGTCGCCGTCGACGCCCGGGTCGAGGAGGTCGGCATCACGCTCGACGGCAAGGGCTCGGAGTCCGTCGAGTTGACGCTCGACCTGAGCTTCGCCGCCGTCGCCAGGCGGATCGCTGCCGTCGATCGCCGCCTGCGTGACCTCGAACGCGTCTGACAGCCCCCGCCGTCCCCCGCCGACCCGACCCTTGGAGGTCAGCGTGACGTTCCCCGTGAAGGCCATCGCGCGCCCGGCCGTCCTCGCCGGGCAGCGCAACGGTCGCCTCGACACCCGGATCCTCATCGTGATTCCCGGTCAGGAAGGCGGCCCGACGGTGCGCCTCGTCGAGCCCGCAGCGACGGCGTGGCGGGCGCTGTGTGCCGCTGCGAAGGCCGCTGGGCATGTCCTGAAGGCATCGGGGCCCGCTGACAGCTACCGGCCGTACGACGTCCAGGAACGGATCTTCCGCCAGCGCTACACCACCACGTACCTCCCGGGTCGACCGTCTCGGATGTGGAACGGGCAACGCTGGTTCCAGAAGCCGGGGACGGCTGCGGCCGCGGTGCCGGGGAGTTCGAACCACGGAGACGCCATCGCGGTCGACACCGGCGTCGAGCGCGACGGCGACCCTTCGGCCGAGTCGATCGACGAGGCGGCGCTCGCCTGGCTCCTCGACCACGCCGACGAGTTCGGGTGGTCGTGGGAGCTGCAGTCCGAACCGTGGCACCTCCACTACTTCGCCGGCGACGTCATCCCGCCGGCCGTCGCCGCCTTCGCCGCCCAGCCCACCACCGAGGAGACCGTGATCGACATGATCGCCAAGAACGCCGACGACGCCGCCCGCGGCGAGGTCCGCCGCCTGTACCTCGAGCTCACGGGCGAGCAGCCATCCGTCCCGCAGCTGGCGGACGGGGTGAACACCGTCGAGAAGAGCGGCTACGAGGCGCTCGTCACCTCGATCGCCGACTCCGCCGCCGGCCAGAGGTTCCGGGCAGCGCAGCGGAAGCTCCTCGGGCTGGCCTGATGGACCGCCCGACGCGCGTGTGGACGCCGTTCCTCGTGGCGGCGTGGCTCCTCGTGATCGGCGCCGGAATGCTCTTCGGCGGCGACGGCGCCTACACGTCCGGCTCGTTCACCGTCGCGTTCGAGATCATGCCGAGGAGAGCTTGGGGCGCGGCGTTCCTTGCCGCCGGCCTCCTGTGGTTCGTGACGAACGGGAAGGGCTGGGCGTTCCTGCCGATGGCGATCGTCGTTCCGACGTACGCGCTGGCGTTGCTCGCCGCTGTCGTGACCGGCGACTCCGAGTCGCTGACGGGCTGGGCGTGGCCGTCGATGGTGGCGTCGGTGCTGCTCATCACCGCCGCGCACCGGGGAATCGAGACGAGGTATCCGTAGATGATCGACGCGCCCATGGTCGTCGCCCTCACCGGGCTCGTCATCGGGCTGCTCACCTGGTGGCAGTCGCGCAAGCGGGACAACGCCGCGGCGTCCACAGCGACCTCAGCGGCGACGAGCACGGCGCGCGACGTCGCGTCACGCGCAGCGGACGCCGCAGTCGGGGCGCTCAACGCCGCTCTCGACCGCCAGCAGGGCGAGATCGAGGAGCTGCACGCCGACATCGAGGAGCTCCGCCAGGCAAACGCGCAGCTCCGGGAGGACAACACGACGTTGCTGACGGAGGTCCGCTTGTGCCACGACGACAAGGCCCGCCTCGAGGAGCGGGTACGCCAACTCGAACAGGCGACCCGGTGAGGACGGTCCGCTGGGTCGGCGCCCGGATCGAGCCACCTCGTCGAGCGGCCGCTGTGATCACCGCGGCTGGCCAGGCGATCGCCCG